TGATGAGGATGCAGCGGACAACACTATTAGAGCAGAGTTAAAAAGAAGATTACAAAATAAACTAACACTATGATTGCACTAGCTGGAACAATTAAAGCACTGCTTTTAATCTGCTTATGCATCGGAATATTTTTACCGAGAATAAGTTTGTTGATTCTAGTTTGTGTAATGTGGTACTTATTATAAAGAAAGGAAAATATGAAAAAACTTACTATTACAATAAACATTATAAATGGAGTTGTGGACTCAGTTGACGGCATGCCGGAAGGCTGGACCTATCAAATAGTTGAACACGGTAATGATTAAAGAAAGGAAACATGGAACCTAATAATATATTATATACTTGTAAGCATCATGGAGTAGATACTTATCATTTAATTAAAAATACTGAACATAATTACCCAGGCATGGTTTATGTTTGGTTTAAAGATAAAACATTTGGTGATGAAAAAATGTGGGTTAAAATTACAAAAGGCGATCGTAATAAAGGTGTAGGTACTTTAAGTAACATACCTATAAAGATTAAGCATATGGATTATGGTAATATCATTAAATTTAAAACTAACAAAGAAGGAATAACTTATGGACATCAGTAAATGGAAATCAGTGGCTGTGCGAAAAAAATCTCACACCCTGTTGCAGGCTCTATGTTTAAAAGAATATAGAAAACCGGCAGAATACATTGAACTTCTTATCGATAAAGAAGTGCAAAGAAGAGCTAAGGATAGAGGTATGACACCGGAAGCTTATGAGGCTAAAGTATTGAAAGATATGGATAAAAGTGGAGGGAAGAATGGAAGGAAAAAGTAAAGAAAATGTTGGAAACGTTGTTGATAATGGAGTTGGTAGCTGTCATTTATGTAATGGCAACCACTACGTAACTACCACTCATAATGGGGGATTGATTCTTTTACAAAAACCCTTGCAAACTGTTGACACATCCTATAGCAATTGTCCTATATGCGTTGTACAAAACGCTACAACAACGGAACACGGACCAGTGACGAACTCAAATGATAGGGGACAGCTTCATCAATGAGTTACCATCATCGATCTTCCACAGAACTGTCTCCTGTCATAAAACACAGGAGCAATGTATACAGAATACGAATCACAACCGGCGGAGCCGGAGACTCGTCTATGGAAGGCAGTCTTATGGAGAGCATTTGATGACACTCTTTATAGAGGAATTGAGAAAAGTCTCATTGTGGCTAAGAAGGCTGCACAAAAATGGTTTAGACTTAAGTCAAAAGATTATTCACGGGTGTGTATGTTCGCTTCATATGACCCAGAATATGTATTTGATAAGTATAAAAAAATATCTAAAACTAAACCCTATTCTTTTACGATATTTCAAAAAAAATATCTTAAGAAAAGAGCCAGGTACTTTCGATGACAATTGAAGGCGATAGCAGAGAATACGATTTGTTAGCAGCTCACTGCGAAACATTAGGCAAACAATTTCCAAATAGAAAACTTTTATTAACTGCTGAGATTGGAGTTAGAAAAGGATTAAGCACTAAAATTATAATGGAGTATATCCGACCAAATTACTCGGGATTACACTTTCATATCGGGATAGACCCTTACGGAGATTTAATTTACGAACATTATGACAAAGTTAAGGCAACCAAATTAGATTATGACGAAAAGATGTTATTAGAATTTAGAAAAGATTTTGCTGAACAAAAAAGATTTAATCACATGCATATGACTGATAAGGTCTTTATGGAGAAATATTATTATGGAGTTGAGTTTTATCATGAAAGCAAGCAGTACTTATTAAATGAATATGGATTAGTACATTTTGATGGACCTCACAAAACTACTGACGTAATGAATGAAGCTGTGTTTTTTGCTGAGAGATCTGCACCTGGGTCCTTATTTATTTTTGATGATTGGAAGACTTATAATACACATTTAATTAGGGAGGTCTTGAATGAATATGGTTTTGAGTTTATATCCAACGGCGATAGAAAAATGATTATGCAAAGACCTATAAATGAACTTAATAATAAAAAAGATAATAGTAAAAGTTAGAATGAAATATGCTGATTTCAGAGGACATCATGGTAAGAAATGGAACTATGAGCCTTCAGAATGTTATATGGGGCGTAGAAAGAAACGATGCCTAAAGAAATAACTATAAATAATTATATTAAATACTGGGATTATAGCACCCCTACAGGTCATCAGATTAAAATTGCTTATGGTAAATTAAATAAATCTAAAACATTAATAATTAATTTAAACTGGCCAGATAGGTCAAGAGATAAAGAAGGGAGGGTAACTACACAATGGCCGAATGGAAAGAAATAACTAAGGAAGAATTTGATGCACCGGCAGAGCCAACTAATGATTATCAGACTTTGTTGGAAATGTGGCGGGAAGAAAAGAAGAAAAGGCAAGACACTGAAAAAGAATTAACAGAAGTTAAAGAAGATAATAAAAAATTAGCTAAACAAATAGAAGACCAAAGAGTGGACCAAGGGGGCTGGAGAAATAGGTAGACTAATGAGGTAAATTAGTTTAATCTGTTAAAGTCTTTTTACATATAAAAGACTCCTTTCAGGGCCAGGGAAAGCGAGAGTGGAACCTGGCTCGTAAGATCGAGTGAGCATTCCTTATATTTTGTTTTTTTTCATCTTTAGTTGCTCACTTGATCTGTATTTGGACCAATGTTTCACGTGAAACGTGTAATGTGGATAAAACCCAAAAAGCTTTTTTTTAATTTTATACACGGCTCTACTCAACGACAATTTTCTGCCTTAATTCACTTTGCTCAATTCTAGAGCATTTCTAAAAAGTGCATATGATATACTAGGATATAAATAAAAAAGGAGTTGTATGACACATGTATGGAGGCATCCTAAATACTATGCTGAATTAAATAAGCTGCGTAAAGAAGAGGAAGCCAGGGAACAAGAGAAGGAAAAGGAAGAAGAACAGGAGACAGAGGAGTAACTTTCAGGTATCTATATAGATACTTTGAAGTATAAGTACTTTTAACTACACTTTACCTCAATAGTACCCAGACTAACAGAAAAAGAGTTATTAAGTAGTAATACCAACACTTATTTTGTCATACTAGTACCCAGAAAGTACCCAGAATTTCATACTACTACCCTAAAGGGCTGGTGACCTTTCCTTGCAATTGATATATATTTAGTCTAGATAATCTTATACAGGAGCTGGAAATGAAAGAACAGATTAAAAAAAGAATTACATCGTTGTTAGATAGATATGAACTTGAGTATAAAGTCATAATGATTGTAGCAGTTGTTTATTTATTAGTAGCACACATAGGAGCATGTATCTAATGAGTAGAACTGGACTTACTATTGCTAACAAAAAGAAAACACATTTACATTTAACACCAAAGCAAAGAACTTTTGCTGAAGTGTTTGTTGCGCACTATCCGAACATAACGAAAAAAGAAGCTGCTGAAAGAGCTGGGTATTCTAAACCTACTTGTGAGAAGTGGGGATCTATATTAACTAACCCGGATAAATCTCCTCATGTAGTTGCTTATATTGAAGAGATGAGAGAGAAAGGCATAACTCATTATAAAGATTTTTTAAGACATTTAAAAAGACTCGATGGTTTATCTAAAAGAGCAGAAGACAAAGGACAATTGGCTGCTGCTATTAATTCTGAATTTAGATTAGGTCAAGCGGCAGGATTTTACATTGATAGAAAAGAAATTAAGACGCAGAATTTATCTGCACTTAGTAAGGATGATTTAATTAAATCTATTAAGGAGTTAAAAGATGAGCTTGGCGAGACGAAGGTTATCGAAATATCAGAAGACGCTACAGAAGTTGAAAGCGACGGCGGAAAAAACCCAGACGTTTAAAGATTTTTTAGCTGTACTTAATTTTATACATAATAAATCATTTATTCAAACCCAGGTGGGAAAGGTGAAAGTACATGTTAAAAAAGAAAATTAAAATTGGGTATGATAACCTTGCTATTAAGAATATAGTATTCAAGGACCAGACTACATTAGGAGAATATGATGCGCAGCAGAAAACGATTTTATTGGAAAAAAATCTTAAAGGTATTGAGAAAGGGAATACGTTCTTACATGAAGTACTTCATGCCGGGTTGGATTACTCGGGTTTAAGTGCTGACGGTGGTCCTTTAACAAATACAAAAAAAGAAGAGCTAACTGTAAATGCTTTGACTAATTTGTTAGTACAAGTTATTAAAGATAATAAATGGTTCTTACCCTATCTTTCAACACTAATTAATGGAGAAATAAATGTCAAAGGGCCCAGAAGCAAAGTTATGGCAAGACGTAAAAAAAGGATTAAAAGACGCGCATTTAGTAAGAATAGAAAGTAGAGTAGGACTTGGTATACCTGATGTAAATGGGTGTATTGATGGTAAAGAGTTTTGGTTAGAGCTTAAGGTAATAAAAGGAAACTCACTTCGGCTATCTAAGTTTCAAAAAGCCTGGATTTACGAGAGATTAAGAGTTGGAGGAAATGTTTTTGTGTTGGCCCGACCCCTCTCGGGTTCGGTCTTAAAAGTTTACGATTGTCGTACCGTGGTCACCGGTCCTGGACTCCCGTTTCCCGTTTTAACGTTAGAGAAACCATATGACTGGTCTAAACTAATTAGCATGATGCGCAGCGTCCCCGGCCAGAGATCCCGTAATCCCGTTTCCCGCAACAATCCTCATTAATTCGCTGTTTATATATGAAGCTGGTTCACCGGCGCCGGCAGCTTCTCCTCACGGATTGTCAAGGAAAATCACAAGATGTAGAATCCCGTTCCCGTTTGTACACAAATTCTGGTGTCATTGTCCCTGAATCATTACCAGCGTACGCGGGCTCCGCGCGAGATGCTGGATCGTCTTTCTCCTCATTTGCACTACATCTAGTATCCCGTATCCCGTTTATACACAAAGTGTAGTGGCTTGACTTTTGTAACCTTATAAACTGGCCAGCGGCCGGGGACATTTTTTTACAGGTTTCATTTGTCAGAAAACATAAGGAAAATGCCATTCCCGTTGAGCTGTAAAAAATTTCGAGCTTCGCTGTTTATATATAAAAGAACTGGGACCATGAGCTCACCATGCGTGATGGTCCTCAAAATTTTTTGTTGACATTGGTATGGGAGATGATAGGTTCTGGATGGTAGCTCATTAAGATTTTCATTTGCATCACATGCAATTGGCTCCTGTTTCTTGGTGGGCTACTTATAAATGAAAGGACATTATGCAAACTATAACAGACTATTTAAATAAGAAAGATAAAGAAGATGTAGCAGACATTGCTAAACATGGCTGCATTGGAGGCGTCAGTGGATTGATATATTATCATGAGACCAGCGACTTTTACGATGATCACGTGACAGAGATTTGGGAGATGCTGGAAGACGCAGCTGACCAGGAAGGGGTGAAGCTTATGGAGAAAGTATACGCCATTACCAAGGATGAGGAATCCCATCGTACGTTCAAAAACAAGCTAGTGTGGTGGGCCGTCGAGGTTCGCGCACAGGAGCTGCAGGTAGAGAATGCCATTTCGGTTGGACAAGCTTTGAAAAATGACCACTGTAATATTAAACCGGCAGCTGGGCCCGGCAGCGAACCAGCTGTAAAAATACCGTAATCCCGTTTCCCGTGATATACGCTCTGTATACTGTAGGTATAATATCACTACTGGCATCTGGCCCGGCACGGATCGTGCTGTTGGTTGGGATTGTATTTTTTTTATATTCTTTACTTTAATTCTTGACTTATCCTCGTGGGATAGTTATATATAAAATAACAAAGGAGTCATATGGACAAAGATAAACTAAAAGAACTAACAGAAAAATTTATGAATAATTTCCCTGTTGAGTTCACAGCACTAAAAGGTCAAGATACTTGGGATTATCACGACATTGATATGTTTCATAGCTATGCCTGTCATATAGGAATAGATTGTTTTGACTTTCATAATAAAAAAGTAGAAGAAGAAATGCCTAGTTTGTTTCTTATTCCTTTTGAAAGAAGATTGATTACAGCACGAGGTAGTCAGTTTATTCAAATGGGTAAGGACGCAGGTGTGTTAGGAGATGATAAGCCTGATTCAAAATATGCAGTTGCATATATTGGGTGTAAGTTCACTACTACTCTATCTAAAAATATGGCAGTTAAAGTTATATCAGGTATGCTTGATGATTTTAATGCTCAATACTATTCATTTATTTCTGAGGCTTGGTGTGTTAAAGCTAAGGGTGAGAATGTACCTATTAAAGAATTAGAGGTAGCACCTAGCGAACACCCTGATAGAGAAGAAATACTGATGATAAATACTTCAGGCATTGACAACACGACTATTATGACAACTAAACCTATTAGGGAAAGAGTCTTAATACATAGTGAGGGCAAACGTGTTCAAAGTAATGGAGAAGATACCAAAGAACAAGGTCGTTTCTCTAATCTATTCAAAGAGATAAGAGTAGAAGCTAAAGCTAATTAATCAAACACAAAATCCCGTTCCCGTTTCTTACGAAATTGGAATGGGGTTTTTTCTATATATAGTAGTGACGGTTCCCGGGCGCCCGCGGACAACCACACGGAAAGTCAAGTAAATCAAGGGTTTTTTCGGTCAGTCTTCAGAAAATAGTTGCGAAGCTGTGTGGAAATCCCGTTCCCGTTTCAAAAGGCAAGGTTTTACTTGGGTTATTTAATATATATAAATTTACGCTGGCGCGCCAGCGAACTCGCTTCCAGAAAGCTGTGGTTTTACTTGGGTTTTTGTGATATAACACAGGTAGAAAGAGATGATGAGGTTATGAAAATGCCATTCCCGTAGCTAAAAGCTAGATAAATGTTCCGTTATTGGTCAATAAACAAATGTGCAGCGTCGCTTCCTGATGCAGATTGGTTGGGACGATCCCGAGCAGGTGCTAATGGTCTTATAAAAAAAATTAAAATTAATTAATTTAGGTGTTGACTTATGGTAATGGGATAATTATATTAAAATTGAAAGGAGAATATAAATATATGTCAAATCAATTAGTTGAATTAAAATCTTTAGTTATGACTTCTAAAGATAATAATGAGATTGTTGAGAGATTAAAATCTTTTCTTGAAAAGCAACAAAAAGAAAAGAGAGTTAATTGGCAAATGTTAGCTTGTTATTTAGATGGTAAAATATTTGAATTCATACAAGCTAATAAAGATAATGAAGTAGTAATGAAATTTGCTACTGAACTTGTTGAAGAACTTGCTGAGCAATTCAATCTTACTCGCAATTTATAAACCTAATTCATTAACCTAACAAGCTAATGAACACTCACCGAAGTGGAAGGAAGGCGTTGATAGTCCAACGCCTTCCTTTTTTTTATTCCTCAATTCAATAGAGATACTAGAATTCCAAAAATCGCCAAGCCATAATCACGACCCCACCCACCCCTTTTTACGTAGATGTAACTTATAAAAAGTCTTTAGTTGCAACCTACATAAAAACATTTATACTAAAATACTTATGGAGCTGGATCACTTACCACGAGAAAAACTAGAAAAAATTAAAAAATATTTAGATGCTAAAAAAATATTACATAGCAGAACAAATTTTTTATACTTTGTAACTCAAGTTTGGCCCGACTTTATTTACAGAAAAGCTAAAAACAAGACTCAATGGGGCCACCATCAATTAATTGCCGAGAAATTTGATAGGATAGCTGATGGCACGCTTAAACGACTTATTGTTAATATGCCTCCACGTCATACCAAATCTGAGTTTGCGTCTTATTTATTACCTGCGTGGATTAT